AACCCCAATGCTATTGACATGCAGCGAATCAGCCGCGGTCAATTCCAGTATTATGACCGGAAGTTTATTAAGGTCAACGGTCAAGATGTATTCTACCACGCCAACAAGCTGAATACATTTGCAGCGATGGACGTTGCTTGGACTGACAACGTAGGTTCTGACTTCACGGCTATTGCTGTGATCGGTATGGACGGAGATGAGAACATCTACCTCCTGGACCTTATTCAGTTTAAGACAGCTAACTTCACAGAATACTACAACGAGGTTATGGCCCTGCACCGCAAGTGGCAGTTCAGAAAGCTGGTAGTAGAAACAAACGCTGGTGGTCAGTTCGTTAAGAACGAATTAGATCGACTGGTACGACAGAACGGAGAAGTTCTGGCAATCGAAGGTAAGCCCTCCTTGAAGCAGCAGGGCTCGAAAAGCGAACGTAAGGGAGCAACCCTAGAGTGGAGATACGCTGACCAGCGCATCTGGCATTTCAAGGGAGGCATAATTGCAGAGTTCGAAGACCAGATAGTTCTGGATCGACCAAAGCATGACGACATGGCTGACGCATTTGTCTCAGCAATCATGATCGCCAAGCCCCCTGGCAAGAAGGTATACGCATCAAACGTAAGAGTTATGGACACAAACACCACATATAATAAACGATTCGGTGGACGCAGGAGCAGAGTAGCATGAGTGCAGGTAATGGATTAGATATATTCCACTCCGCTCTTGGAGCACAAGATGTAAAGGCACGTGAGATCAATCGCGTATGGGTTAGCTGGAATGGCGCTCGACGAGAGATCATGGAGCGGTGGGACGAGATCCAACGCTACGTATGGGCAACATCTACGAAAGATACAACGAACGACGACTACGCCGACTGGTCTAATACAACACACCGACCAAAGATGGCAAACCTTTATGACACGTTGACGATCAACTATGACGCAGCGCTGTTCCCTAACGACCGATGGTTGCGATGGAAAGGTAATGACAGCGATGCAGCCAACATCGAGAAGCGTCGTATAGTGGAAGCTTACATGAATACCAAGCATGGTATCCGTGCAAGTAACTTCCGTAACGTCATGAGAAAATTGGAAAGCGATTGGGTTATCTATGGTAACGCATTTGCTGAAGTAGAGTACGTACGAGACTACGCTATCGACCCACTGACAGACCAGATCACTCTGTCTTATGTAGGTCCTAAAGTTAAGCGAAGAGATCCTCGTGAGATCGTATTCAACCCCATGGCTACCAGCTTTGCACAGTCTCCCAAGATCGTACGGGACCTGTACACACTAGCTGAACTAAGCCGCAAGGTAGAAGATAACCCAGGTGATGAGAAGTGGGAACGTATCCACAGCCTCGCTACACAACACCGCGGTATCATCCGTCAGTACAACCAAGGCGATATCGACCAGGACATGATGCTTCAGTTCGATGGGTTCGGTACCTCAGCTGAGTACTTTGACAGTGGACTTGTAGAAGTCCTTACCTTCTTCGGTGACCTCCATTGGGGTGGAACCAACGATACCAATGAATACGAACGTGATCGTGAGATCGTAGTCGTAGACCGTTGGGACATCGCAGTTGATCGTATGATCAATACCTGGACAGGCAAGCCACACATCTACCACGTACCGTGGAGACAGCGAGCTGACAACCTGTGGGGCCAAGGCCCTCTCGATAACCTGGTGGGTATGCAGTATCGCGTAGACCATCTGGAGAATGCACGAGCCGATGCGTTCGACCAAATGCTTGATCCTGATATCGTATTCAGCGGAGACGTTGAAGACATCATGCAAGTAGGTGGTGCCAAGCACTACTACATCGCAGAGAATGGAAACATCCAACACCTGCGTCCTGATACGACCGTATTGAATGCGGATCTACAGATCAGGGAACTGACCGAAGCAATGGAAATGTTCGCTCTGTCTCCCCGCGAGGCACTTGGATTCCGGACCCCAGGCGAGAAAACGCTTGGAGAGTTCCAGGGACTCACGAATGCAGCGGCACGGAGTTTCCAGCATAAGGTTAATATCTTCCAGGAGTTCTTGGAAGAGATCGTGAACGGAGAACTTGAGGTTGCAGTACGTAACCTGGATGGTGTCGATATGGTGGAGATCATTGATGATGACACTGGCGCTATGGAGTTCAGGAAGATCACGAAGTCAGACATTACCAGCAATGGTCGTCTGATCCCAGTAGGGGCACGGCACTTTGCCCGTGAGTCTCAGCTGGTACAGAACTTAACTCAGCTACAGATGGGACCGTTACAAGACCCTGAGGTAGCACAACACTTCAGCTCAATAGGCTTAGCCGAGCTGTACAAAGAGTGGATGGACTTAGCCGGTGGTGCGAGAGAACTAGTGTCTCCATACGCACGTATCGAGGAACGTCTGGAATCTCAACGTAGAATGCAGGTGGCACAAGACCAAGCCATCATTGAGTCACAGACCGACGTGACAGGAGAATTAGATGCAGGAGCAGGGGAACAGCCAGCCGCAGAAGGGCTTGGTATCGGAGAGACTTCTCCGTAGGTTCAAAACAAAAGAGGAGAGGGACGAGTTTAGTCGTAGCTATATACGAGCTAAGCGGGTCCTAAAAGAAATACATAGATACGCCGAACAAGAGGTGCGACGCAATAACGATCTTATTGACAGCCCTAAAGGTTTCGAGATTGAAAACTGGGCATATCTACAAGCATGGTACGCAGGCTATAGATCAGCTATGAAGGCCACGCTTGAATTAACAAGGACATAGAATGACTGATGAATTCGGTAAGTCCGGCAGCGACCCGACCGGACAAGATGAAGGAAAGAACTTTGGAGTGAACTCAGACAGTGGCACGACCGGCACTGATACTGGTTCCCAAGGAATAGACTCAGCAGAGTACGAGGCGTTACGGAAGCGCGATGAGAATGCACAACAGCACATCGCCCGTCTGGAAAGCGAGAATGCCGAACTCCGTGATAAGTACACGGAAGTCGAGAACAAGCTCACAAATGCGACTACCCTTGATGATGCTCTGGCAAGGATTGCCAACCAAGGTAACGATCAATCTAAAGATATTGATCCTACCGATGTCGCCCAGGTAGTACGAGAAGTCCTGGGACAAGAACAAACTGCAACGAAGCGAGAAAGTAACTGGCAACATGTTACTAGCAAATTGACGGAAGTGTATGGAGACTGGGCCAATGCTGATACGAAAGTACAGGAGAAGGCACGTGAACTGGACATCACCCTCGAAGAAGCTGGAAACATGGCACGTAACAATCCCAAAGCGTTCATGCAGCTGTTCGTACCAGAACAAAGTACTACTAATAATAAAGCCGGAAGTTCTACCGGTACTGGGGATATAGGACAAAAGGGCGTTAGTAACGCACCTGGACAAACACGTGACAAGGCTTACTACAATGAGCTACGTCGAACCAATCCAAATAAGTATTGGTCAGTTGAAGTTCAGGCACAGTTACGGCGCGATTTATTTTCTGAATGATTAAAAACTTAATAGGATACTAAAATGTCTGCAATGGACTCAGTATGGGGTTCTACCCACCTCAAACGAAATGAAGTATTCACGAGCCAAATCAAGGAAATGTTCCAGGATCAAACCTTCATGCAAGGTATGGTCCGACAAATCAACGACTTCGGTGATGGCGATAACTATCGCATCAGCTCACTTGGTGAGTTGGTAATTGACCAAATGTCTGAAAGCGTATCTCTTCCAGAGCGACGCATGGACACCGGTCAGTTCGTATTTAACATCAACGAACATGTTGGTCTGAAGGTCTCCTTCACGGACAAATTCCTTGAGGACGACTTCCTTGCAAGCGCAGCTGTTAGCTCAGCGCCACGCAAGATGAAGCGTGCTTTCGATGAATATTACGAAACTCAAGTGCTGAAGCTGCACCGTGTACAAACCAACGATGATCCTAACATCATCAACGGTTCGCACCACCGCATCGTAGCATCAGGTACAAGCAAAACGATTTCTCAGAATGACTTTGCTTTTGCTCGCTACGCACTTCAGAAAGCTAAAGTACCACTGTCTGGCCTAGTTGCCGTAGTGGACCCGAGCTTCGAGTTCAACACGAACATCAATGCTACTCTTAGTGCAAACGTAGACGGTCCCCGTTGGAACGCACAAGATGGCACCTCAATCGCTGGCGACGGCGTACGCTTCCTGAATAACATTTTCGGGTTCGACGTATACGTAAGTGATTACCTGGATACAGCTACGGCTGCTGAAACTGCTCTTGACGAGTATGACGGCACCAACACTGGCTCCGCAATTGGTGATAAATTTAACCTGTTCTTCTGCATGGGCGAAGAAGATGCCAAGCCGTTTATCGGCGCATGGCGTCGGATGCCTCGCATCGTTAGCTGGCGTGACGAAGACGTAGAAACTGAATACCATCAGTTCTCTGCTCGCTTCGGTCTGAACCTCTATCGACCTGAGAGCTTGGTTACTATCGCTGCTACCCCAACCTTACTGTAATAGGAAAAGATTATGGCTACTGCAAATTCTTGGACTAACGAAGACGGCTTGGTGGTTCCTTTTGGTGCACGTGATACGCACAACATTGAAGACGCTGTTGTACACAGCCTAGGTCGAAAGAAAGAAGTAGAGGTTCATATTAACTTCTCAACACTTTCTAGCCTGGCTACTAGCACGGCTGCTTCTACCAAAGCTATCTCTGTACCAGCTGGTGCTGTGATTGAAGGCGGATACCTACGGGTTGAAGAAGATATCACGGACTTGACCTCTCTGGTCGTTGGCTTGAAAGATACGGTTGA